GACTACTCACTAACGCTCTCTCTCGCCCGGTGGTGCTATCCGGTAGCTCGTTAGCTTTCGCCCGTAGATCAAAATGGGGTATCCCCTAAGTCATCGTCCTGAAAGTCATCTACAGGCTTCTGACGAGCCTTAGAAGGCTTAGAGTCCTTTGGCTTAACCGCTAGAGAGAAGAACTTAGTACCGTCCTTCTTAGACTCTTTAAGCCAGCCTGAGAGCCAGTAATCCACTCCGTCAATATTCAACTGACCAGAGTAGTCAGGGTGACTGTCAGACTTCTTATTCAGGTTCTTGCCTAAAGTACCCCTGTTTGTATTGTCGTATTCCATAGTTATCCTTGAGCAAATTTCTTGATTGCACTACGTTGCTTGCTATCCAACTGGCTCCAAAGGGCTGTTTTCCAGTCCGCATCTAGTTCCAGAGAATTGATGTACTCCACAGCTTCTCCGACCTTCTCTTTATGGATTAGGAGAATGACATCTGCTGCATAGCTCTTAATCTCGTTCTGAGATTGTTCGTCTAGCGTATCGAATACGTCCTTAGTGACTGGCTTTGCAGACTTAGGCTCGTCTTTACCTAGAGTCGCATCTACTGCGTCATGCTCGGTTATCTCAAGGGCGTTGAGAAATAGGTAGCGACGTAGGTAGGTGTGCTGACTGCCCAAGGCTTGAATCGGTGGTGATTTGCCAGCGTCAATCGTAACGCGAGATACAGCATCAACTACAGGGCTACGGAAGAATATTGTTCCACCAAACTCTGTGTCAATAATCCGCATTACAGCTTCATTATTCTCAATGCTGAATACTGAGCAAAGATTTAACTCAAAGAAAATACTGTTTACGGTAGGTAAGAAGTCACCTAGTTCAAAGTATTTGAAACCTGCAAAGCTGTTATGTCCAGACTTCTTGAGTTCTACATTCTGTAGCTTGACCCTAGCTGTCTGTAGCTTCTGGTAAACGATCCATTGCTGATGTTCGTCTTGCTCTTGTTGCCGATTATCTGAGTTCATATTAGTTATCCCTGAGCGAATTTCTTATTGAAGATGATATTGTGAGATTGTGCTTCCGTAGTAGTTTGTACTTTTGTAACCTCCTTTTGCTCTTTGCGAATACGATCGAAAGTCTTGCGAATGTTCGTCTTACCGGAAGGAACATATTTAAAGTTCTGGTCTAAGATTGATGGAAAAACCTTCTTCATGCAAAGCTGTCCATGAGTAACGATAGGACAAGCATACACACAATTACAGCACCTGCATGACGGTCGATAAAGTCTGCCAGCTTATCGTCTGGATTGAATAGTTTTCTCATTGGTTGCCTCTTTCTAATTCGTCTACGAGTTGAATGACTGCATCAGGCGTATTCTGTAACGCTCGGTATGCCATAAACACTATCTCTTTGTCAGCGTCTGAAGCTGATCGACGTTCTATCCTATCGATGAGTAAACGTAAGGAATAGACTATCTCAGCTAGCTGCCAGTTACTAATCTCTGCTCTACTAGGATTCATCTTGCCTCCCGATCTTTCATTTCCTGATAGAGCCAGTCAGCACGATCTCTATCACGATCTTCCTGAGTCTCAACATACTCAGGGAGTGTAGATTCTTTTACCAGTCTGTTGACGATGCCGACCATGTTGCGACGAATAGCCGCTTGCAGCTTGATAGGGTCTGACTGGAATACAGCGCAAGTCTCTAGGAGGATGCAAAGTTCTTCCTCTAACCGTTCCTCACGCGACTGTTTTAATGTATCTTTAAAGCAAGCAGTCAACTCACCGGGAAACCCGTCTTGTAGCGTACCGATTAAGAACTGCTCGTAACCTTGCTTATCCATATCTAATCTCCTAGTTAAGGTTCAGTAATAGTAAAGGAATACAGGATATTGCTAAACAAAAACATTTCTATTGATATTTGAGTCTGCATAGAAACATTCTATTAGGAAATACAGTACCACTTCTGGCACAATTATGGACAAGAAAAAGAACTTACCAAAAGAACAACCGAAACAAGAAGTACAAAGATTCCTGCCTAAGACATCACCTAGAGGTCAACCGCTTGGACAGCAAAGATTCAAAACCCTTACGTCGAAAGTCCGGTTCACTTGGAACGGAAACGATTTATAACTTTAGTACTCGGCTTTGCTCTGTTTGCAAAAGAACAAGATCGTTAGCGCAGTTTAAGGATAGCGAGATTTGTAGGACTTGCGAATTAAGAAAGCCGAAGGTATGATTTGCTCACGCTTGGCGGCGTGTTTGGGTAAGCCTTAGAAGAGACTCTGCTGGTACCCACCAGTCCGCCAACACCTGAAACGGTGAGAGTCTCTCCTAGGGCTTTTTTTATGGAAAAAGCTATGCACTACTACCAATTCAACATTGGAGATTATGCAAGTCACACAAGGCATTTAACCAACTTAGAGGACTTGGCTTATCGCCGACTTCTGGATGCCTACTATCTCCAAGAACATCCGTTAAGCGTCGGTATAACGTCCGTTGCACGACAGATCAACATGCGTGAGTACGAAACTGAGGTCAAAGCGGTCTTAGAGGAGTTCTTTACGTTAACTGATGAGGGTTGGTTTCATCAAAGAGTTGATAAGGAAATCAAGCATTTCCAAGCTAAAAGACAGCAAGCTAGTAACGCAGGTAAAGCGTCTGCTGAACGTCGGAACAACATCCGTTCAACGGACGTTCAACCAACCAATAACCATAAACCAATAACCAATAACCAAATTGATAAAGAATATATTGATCGATTTGATGAATTCTGGAAACACTATCCTCGTAAGGTATCAAAGCCTAATGCACTCAAGGCTTGGATAAAAATTAAGCCTGATGATGAGCTAACGAAAACAATCATCTCAGCAATTTCCAAGCAGAATCTATCCGCTAAAGAAGAACAATTCATTCCTCATCCAGCGTCATGGCTTAACGGTAAGCGTTGGGAAGATGAGGTCAAGGTCACCAGTACGCCGAATCTGCCTTTTGCGAGGATACCCTTATGATCGGCGATTTCTTAAACAAACTCGAAAAAGTCCAAGGCAAGCGTGGTCATTGGGTAGCCTGTTGTCCAGCGCATGAGGATAAGCGTCCTAGCCTAGCAATTACCGAGACTGACGATGGCAGGATTCTGCTGAAGTGTTTTGCTGGTTGCTCGGCTTACGAAGTCGTTAGTGCAGTCGGCATGGATTTGACTGATCTGTTTCCTAAAGATCAATCTTTTATGCCTAGCGATACCAACAAACCTGTCCGTAGACCGTTCTATGCCACAGACCTAATGAAAATAATCCAATTTGAGGCGCTTATTACGTCGATAGCGGCGTTTGATATGGCTGAGGGTAGGCAGGTATCAGACGGTGATAAAAAACGGCTTAAAACGGCTTTTACGCGAATTAACGAAGCAGTAAGTTATTTATAGGAGGAAACATGAGGATGAAGGCATTTCCGACACTAGCGGATAACGGTCACATAACGACTCAGGACGGTATGGATTTGCGCGACTGGTTCGCAGGTATGGTCATTCAGTCACTAGCGATGAACTTTGAGAGTGATCCTGATTGGGATGCTTATGAGCAAGCAGATATGGCTTATGCGATTGCCGATGCCATGATGGAAGTGAGGAAAGATGACTGAAGCCAGATTGATTGAGTTGGGCTTTAGCGAGGTAACACCGGGGTTTTGGGTAGCTAGTGTCTTTGGAATCCAGCGGTTAGTTGAAGTCGTTAAGGAGGAGACAAGAAATGAAGAAGCCAAAAGAAATCGATGTGCTGAACCGGATGGTGTGGTTTGAGGATACGCCTGATATGGTCGAAAGGTTACAAGGACTAGGGCTAACGGAGTACGCTAGACATCTTCACAAGATGCACATTTATCACAAGAACCTGATTGCAGAGATCAGGAAACTACGACGGGAGGCTAAGAATGAGTCTTGAGCAAAGAGCAGCAGAATTAGACGAGGCTAGGAGACTGCGAATTATCAAGAGTGATTCTATCGATGTAGAGAAGTATCTACATTCCAACGATGTAACGATTAAGGTTAAACAGGCTAGAGACTTCCTAGATGATATTAAGGAAAGCTATCTAAGTACCGCTAGAGATACAAAAATTGTATTACCGTGGAGCAAGACTCACGATTCCTTTGCGTTCAGACCGGGAGAGGTAACGGTTTACGCAGGTTCTAACGGTGGTGGTAAGTCGCTGTTGACCGGACAGATTGCTCTGCACCTAGTGAAGCAGAGCCAGAAGGTCTGTATCGCGTCTTTCGAGATGAAGCCGATTAAGACGTTAGAGAGGATGTTGCGACAGTTCTCAGGAGAATTTATTGATGATCCGTTAGTGTCAGACCGAGAGGCTTACATCACGAAGATTCTGACTCGGATGGATAAGTTTACAGTTGACCATCTTTATCTTTACGACCAGCAGGGAACGACTAGCCCGGACAAAGTAATCGCTATGGCTAGGTATTGCGCTGTAGAACTAGGCGTACAGCATATCTTTATCGACAGCCTGATGAAGTGCGTCAAGAACGAGGACGATTTCAATGGTCAGAAGGGCTTTATTGATGAGCTAACGGCTTTGGCTAGAGATCATAACGTCCATATTCACCTAGTCCACCATATCCGGAAACAGGCTAGTGACGAGGTAACTCCAAATAAGAACGACTTGAAAGGCTCTGGTTCCATTAGCGATCAGGTTGATAACGTCTTTCTTGTGTGGCGCAACAAAAAGAAGGAAAACCAGCGAAACCGTGGCGAGACTGTGGACGAGTCTCAGGGCGATACGTTCTTAATGAACGAGAAGCAGCGTAACGGAGAGGC